GAAGTACGAGCCTTCTGGTTCTTTGCCATATTTAATCCACTCCTCTTTGAACAAATTGCTTCCAGCGTTATCAAAGGAAGCCATGTATTCTTGTTTGAAAGCAAAGGTACTTAACGTCTTTTTGGCGGACTCGATCTCTTTTGGGTCTATTAAAGGATTGTCTTTAGTAGTGAAGTGCCAAGACTTCCAATCATTGTCTTCGTTACTTTGACCTAAAAGGTATAGATCATGGAACCAGTTTCTTCCTCTTGGAGTACCCAAAAATAACGCCCTGCCACGCTTATCACTTAAAGCAGCCCTAATAACCTGCTCCCAAGCCTCGGGCTTGATATCAGCAACTTCGTCCAAAACCGCGTAAGTTAAAGACACACCGCGTAAGGTATCCGGCCTATCCGCACCCCTAACGTATAGTTTTGCACCGTTAATCATCGTGATATCAAGATTATTAACATGGCTACTTGCGATAACTTCCCTACCGATCTCATGAATCAAATCCCAGATGATCTGGCGGGATTGCCCCATCGTGGGGCTTACATAAAGAACAGCACTGCCAGGAGGGCAGCGCAAAGCCTCAATAATTAAAGTAATCGCGCATAACCTAGACTTACCGCACCTGCGCCCAGCAGCAATGACCTTGAATCTTGTAGAATCACTAAATACCTCTTGTTGCCACGGCAGCAATTTAAAGTCTAAATCAGCCATCTGAATCCTTTAAATATTTAATTGCTTTACTCAGTACGTCTGGATTATCTTTAAACATTCCAAGACCTACGTTGCACCTTGTACACAACAGTCCTCGTATGACGCCTGTTCTGTGATTGTGGTCAATAAACATTTTTTTCTTTTGCGTACCATCCCCGCAAATCGCACATTTTAAATCCTGCGATACTATTAAATCGTTGTATTGTTCTTTTGTGACCCCGTATTTCCTATAAATAGCCCTCTCATGGTAATTATCTTTATTACTTTGATACCAATCTCTTGATTTCTGCTTTATATGTTCCTTATTCTTTTCGTAATATTGTTTTTTATAAGCGATGCGTTTTTCTGGGTTAAGTTTCTCCCATTGTCTAACAAGGGATATTTTCTTTAACCTTCTCTCTTTTGACGGATTCTTGTCATAAAAGGAAACGCAAGATTTACATTTATATTGGTATCCTCTGGTAATGCTAGAGCACTTGTGAAAATGCAATACAGGAAGATTCTTCCTACATGAATTACACCTTAACTCGCCATTCAACATAAATATCCCCTTTCAAAAGGATCGGGGTGTTCGGCCACGCGCACCCCAGAACGCGCTGAAAGCTCTTACGAGTTAGCCTTACTATATTCTACATCCTCAATATCTTTTCTTTCGTCAATAGACATTCCACCAATACCACTAATCGAAATCGTAACCGCACTCCTCTGAGCTTTATCTTTCTCAAACAAAGACACAGGAAGTAATCTATCCATACAGAGCTTAATCATCGCGCCTTGATGAGGGTGTTCATCGTTCATAGCAATTTCTAAGGCTTTCTCTACTACATCCTTACCTTTAGAACTAATTAAAAGACCTTTTAACTCTTTAAGTTTATCCCCGTCAGTCTTTAAAAGTTCAGGATTGTTCGCAACCCTTTGTAGAGTCAACTTAACAGACCCTTTGGGTCGGCCTTTTTTCTTTGGAGTTGTACTACCAATCGTATTACCAATCGTACTAATAGTGCTGTCGGGTGATTCCATAAAGCCTCTCTTAACGCCTCTTTTTTTCTAATCGGAGGAATAATACACGAAAAAGTCAAATTGGCTTTTTTTGTGGAGGGGGGGCACCTGCAAATTTCTCGCAAGCAAGCCGACCCACCCCCCCCTATTGCATCGCACCATGAGAATGATTCTCACTCTCACCAGGCGTTGAGCTGCCGGTAATGCTGCCGGTTATCCATAAAATAAACTTATACAATCATAAAAAAGTTTCATTACAAAAAGATTGAACATTATCTTAGATACTGTTCTAATACTTACACGCGCCGGACGGTTTCCGGTATTTCAGATATGGAGAATGTTATGAGCACTGAATACAACGGCTGGAAGAATTACGAAACATGGCTAGTCAATCTGTGGATCGACAATGATGGCGGATCAGAATACTGGCGCGAGCGTGCGGAGGAAGTGCGCGACGTTTCCGACCTTGCCGATGAAATGGAACAATATTACCAAGAGTTAGCAGAGCAGGTTATCCCGTCTCAAGGTATGTTCAATGATTTATTCAACTCTGCCCTGCGCGAAGTGTCTTGGTATGACATTGCGGAGCATTACATAAGCGAATCCGAATACGAGCAGGCCGCACTGGATCGGCGGGAACGCATGGAATCTGCCAATGAATAACCTAAAATTGATTTATAAATTTGAAAAACTTAATAAATTATTGCGCCATCACCGCCAGCGCGTTTTTAATGTAAACGGCGATTTTCATCATCGGGCATTGTTGCGATTGAAGAAAACAGCGACATTTAAGGCAATGTGCGCCGATAATGAATATTCCGCGCAAATTCTCGCAGGTCAGAGATTGACCGGAATGGGGTTTTAATCATGGAAACAATAAAATGGATTTTCGCTGGCTTTGCAATGGGCGCATGGATTCTGCTGGCGCTGTGGGTCAGCCTATGATGGCGATCATATACACGATCATCGCGCTGCTGGTGGTTATCCTGAGAGGATAGCCGGTAGAAAACAACAAGGGCACTTCGGTGCCCTTTTTTTTCGCTCTCAATTCTGGAACTATCGCTCTCAATTCGAGAATTGCGAATAACCCTACTGGCGGTAAGTCATATATATGACTTGGGCGAGGTGCTTCGCATCCCTCTTTTCCTTTAACTGTCTTCCTGTCTTTCTTCCTGTTTGTCTATCTATAGATTTTACTTATGCTGTCATTCTATTTATCTATTCTTCTATTAGATTCGTTTAAAGCTCTTTTACCCTTCGGGGCGGGGCCATCCTATGTTCGCACTGTTTCATGCTCTCTACGGGCTTTCTGGCGCATCCTGGGCACTGTTTAGCTCTGGCCTCTCTTTGTAACTCTTATCATTCCACCAGAGCTTTCGTAATTGAGAATCAGTATTATTTAAACAAATACTTACACTTAAACAGTCTCTAGGATAATGGGGTCTATATCCTAGTCTGTAGAAGTAAGCATAGAAGCTTAGGATTTCATGATAACCCCTTGAGATGTTTCCATGCCCTGCTGCTAATAAGATAGCCCGATCCGGTTCGGTTATATAACGTTTTAACCATTTAGAATCGGGCTTACTTGGTCTACCTTTAGGCATCCTGGTTCGCAGTCTCTACTGGAGTATCTAATGTTAAAGGTTTATTCAAACTGTATATATATACAGCTCTCGGCCCTTTTATATAGTTTTCTTTGATTTTTTTATATTTAAAAACCCTATTATTTTTACTTAAATGCCAAAGTAAAGGTTTAATGTTATTGATACCAGTAGCCTGTTGGATCTGTAAAGCAGTCATATCCATCTGCTTCAATACATCTACTATCTTTTCAACCATTTTCATTTTTTTGCCCTGTACTGTTTAACCTTAGTCCACCCGTAACGGGTTCGCACTTCTATCATGTTTCCTTCGATCTTATTTCCTGCTTCTCTTAGGTCGTGAATCCTACTGGCTAACCTGGTAATCCCGTAAAGTTTAAAAGCCTCAAGACTGGTAATAGGCTTCTTTTTGATATGCTTTAAAACAATATCATTCTGAATCATCGTTTGCCCTTATTTAGTTTTTCGATTGTTTGATAATGAAGCGGCCATTGGTCAGGATCTACATAACCTTCTATTTCATTCTCTGTCATCTTGAACTTAATATAAGGATGGTCGCACCTTCCTTCCTTTTTCATCTGTAATTGAAAGTAGTTCGTACAGTCTGTGCAAAACCAAACCTTGTAACTAGGCGGATATTGTTTAGCAGCGTGTACCCATTTGTTAAATTCTTCATGCTCTGTGCAATTAGGGGGCCGTCTTACATGAAACCTTAGAAGATCTTTCATTTAAGTTTATACCGATCCCTACAAGGAGCGCATACTCCGTGTACAAGTCTCATAGAATGTTCACCACACAGTTCGCAGTCTCCAGGCTCCCCTTTTACAAGCTCCGCCTTTTTCCTTACTGCTTTAATTTGACTGTCCAGCATCTTGTCTGCGTGATCGTTCGCAGCGTCAATTTCGTCGCTCAATTTAACACTCTCTCATCTTTGTATTTAAACATTATCCCGTCGACCTCTACTCTATACATTAGAGTTCCAGGATGCACATCTTTAGGAAATTTTACGAAAAACTCGCCTTTGTTTTCGATACAGGCATAAATTAACGCAGCTTCGATAACTTCTAAATCATCATCGTTCACAAGTTGCCTTTGCTTCTACAAAGTTAAATATATTTAACATTTTAGATAAGATCAAAAATTAACTTCGCAGCTCTCAACGCATCCATCATTCAATTCAAGTTGAATTTTATCGTTCACAGTTTTTCCAGTTTCTCTTTGTAGATCTCAATCATTTCCTCGAGATCCGAACGAGTATGTTTAACAGTAGTGTATTTAAGCCGCATTAACTCGTCAAACTCAATTTGACCGTATTTTTTTATGATGAATCTTGCGTAATCGTCCTGTCTTCCGCCCATGAAATGATTATCACGTCTACATTGTGGATGAACATTCCTTTCATCCCACCTTACAGACCTGTGCTGCCTTTTAATAAAGTGTCCTGCGTCAACGTCTTTCCAGTATTCCAGCTTACCGCAAGTACAACATTCTACGGTTCCACCAAAATCCGCGTCTTTTTTACGGATATATTCAGAAAATATCTTATCTAGCTTTTTCTCAAGAGCTGAGAGAGTAGGGAGTTTCTTTTTCTTCATTTGTTTAAATATTCAATGATTCCGTTGATTTCGTCAATCTTTTTCTTTAACAGTTTCTTGTCCGCGGTTGGATCGTCAACGAAGATTAAAACCTTACTTTTAATATAATGCTCTAAGTCTTGTTTGATTGCTTCCAAATGAGTAATGCAAATCTGTTCCGCGATCTCGTAAGTTACTTCTGTCCTGAGTACATGTTTTTTGTCGCTATTCTTTTGCACTTTCTTAGACACCCGCATGACGGTTCCTTTTTATAGTCAAATTCGCCCCACCGTTTAGATAAATGATCCGCTAAAGTCTTTCTGTAAGACTTACAAGGCTCTGTAAGTATGAATCTATCCCTACAGACCTTACAGTTAAAATCGAAAACGTGACCTTTGTGTCCGCAGTCTATTTATTCTCTCCCAAACGATCTATCAGAGCTAAATATCCAATAGCGTCTACTATGTTGTCTTGTTTTGCACTGTTCATCTGCCTGGACATCTTTAAAAGGTTCATCATCCAGCAAACGTCTTCCGCGTTGACGATAACATTACTTCCGTACTTTTGATGCAGGTAAATAGTCCAGAGTTGAGAGATTAAAACTAGGTTCTTACTTGGATGTCCGTAAGTTTCCTCCCTGTCTCCGTAGATAATTTCTTTGGCTAAGTCTATTGCGTTCATTTTTTACCCATACAGTTTGCACATTTCCAGCGTCTTGATCGGTTCGCAGTAACAACCCAACCGCCGTTTTCCATCCGTTTATACGATCTACAGTTTGAACAGAATTTAGTACCTGTTGTGTTATTTACTGCCTCAGTGATTCTTTTCTTTTCTTCATTGAACTTCTGACCCATCCACGTTCCTTCGCATTTTGTTTAATAGTTCATTAACCATCTTTTTAGTCTCTGGACTGTAAGATTTATTGGTATTGTCTGGAAGCATCAAAGCCTGTTTCCTAGCAGGTAAAACTCGAAAGAAATCACTAGGTGAAGGCCAAGAATCACACACAGCACAGAGTTCAGTAAAGCCTTTTTTAATCCTCTGAGAGTCTAATTCCTTCTCCCATGCAATAGGTCTTGAACTAAATACGTCATGCCAAACCACCGCGGTAGCTTTTAATGTATCACTAGGTGGCGTATTTCGGAGTCGCAAAGCCATCAGCTTTTGGATACCTTCTACGATCTCAGCTTGTAGCCAGTTCATTCTTTTCCCCATTGATCTGCCATTGCGTTCGCAATTCCGATGTAAGTTCTGCTGCGCTCCTTCCAGCGATTAGGGCTAG